CTTCTATAACGACGCGCTTTAATTGGTCATGGCGTTCCTTGAAAACTTCGGGTCCATGAAAGAAAAACTCAGACATTGCCTGATCTAAACACTGAGCGGCAACTGCAATTGGAGTCTCAGCTTCTGAAGCCAAGTTGCAGTGTAACGACTTAAAAATAGACATCTGATCTAGACAAGCCCAATACATGCCATTGTGCTCTTCGCCAGTAAAATCGGTGTAAGAGTATTTCTCAACGAAAACCGGATCTCGCTTAATAAAATCTGATCCACTATTAGTGACATAGGGTACAGATTCAGCTTCCTTATCAGCCATTGTATATTCAATACCGTAATGGGCATAAACCTTCTGCATATTGGTGTGATTATATTTAGGGTAATCTTTTGATACTCCCATTTTATTGTCATCACCATAAGTAATCAAAGCTACTGCATCATCAAAGAACCCCTTATAATCAGGGTAAAGTGCAAAGAACACGCACCTTTGATAGATAGAGTTTACAACACTATTGACATACACAGTTAAGTTCTGGCCACTAGGGTTAGATCCAAAAAGCTGTATGAGCTCCCCGTTCAAGTTCACGACGGGATAAGCAACATCAGAAGCAATGCCTCGCATGATAAGAAGGTCCTTGTCACTATATCCCGCCTTACGGGCAATGTGTTCAAAAACCGTAAAAGCACACAAAACCATTCTTGCTGACATATGCTGGTCATAAGCTTTAAAATCTCCGGCTACCATTCGCTCATCGCCGAACTTGCAAATATGTTCATTCAATTCAGTCCACGCAGGACCTTGAGAATTAATTCCAACAGCGCACTCAGTGGTTAGAGGTGCACTCGACATGAAATGACAAATCGTTAGGAAGTATTTCCGAATATTATATTGCAAGGCTGCTGGTGCAGCTTGAAAAACACGAACTTTTAGTTTGGATAACTTAGTGGGTTCATCCTTGGTACAAGCTTTAAAAACAGGATAATGTCGCTCTCGACGTGCATAACACTCTCGGGCCTCTTCAGCCAAAGATAGTGTTTCAGCATCAAGGGTTCGCGGACATTCTTGTTCAAAATCTTCAGGATTCAAAGTTATAATGAAATTTTCCTTGGACTTATTAATGGGAAAACCCATAGAAGTACCAGTCTTCATTGCATCTACAAACTTCAAGCCATCAACACCAGAAACAGTTTCCACTTCTGAAAGTACTCGAACGTTAGACAAAATCCCTTTACCAAACTGTGTTGCACACATTCTATCAATTTGACCAATATAGTCATCGACAGCGCGACTTAACAGATGTTCAGGGAACTCTTGAAAAGCGTTACCAGCACCAGCTATGTACTTCTGATATGGTGCCCAATCCCTAATCCTGGTCTCATC